CATGAACGCCACCGGCTTCCTCTGCGAGTGCTCCTGCGGCGGCAAGAACCACGGCGCTGGCTCATTCACCTGCATGGCGGTGGCGGCATAAGCCGCCGCTTAACCCCACACACAAGGAACACACCGATGCCATCAGAAATTTCTCAAGTAGGATCACACGACTGGTCAAAGCCCTGGCCCGATCCGACGCCTGAAATGCTGATCGACCCGACATTCGAGATGGTGTGGCAGTGCATCAGATCATGGGACATCGCAGTGCCAGACGCATACACCGGATATACAGGTGCTAGTGGCAATCATGTGCGCGCTATTTTGGACGCGCTAGGCTGGCGGGCAGAGAGGGACGCCTGATGCCCGCGCGCCTGCTCGGCGACCGGCCGCAGACCACCCTGGAGCGCCAGAACCGCTGGCGTGAGCGGCAGGCCGAGCGCGCTGCACTGGCGGCCGAGGCGGTGCGGTTCGTGCTGGCCCTGCGCCCGGACCGCGTCCCCGTCCGCGCCCTGACCGCGCTGCAACGCAAGCTGGAGGTAATACGATGAGCAACATGCAGTTCCGCTGCGCGAAGTGTGGCGGCACCTTCACCAAAGGCTGGTCGGACGAGGACGCCGCAGCAGAGCACGCCAGGACATTCCCCGAGGTCGGCCCGGCCGTGGGGCATGCCGTGGTGTGCGACCCCTGTTATCAGGCATTTCTGCGCTGGCTCGATGAGCACCCCGAGGAACGCCACCGGCATGGCTGGACGTGATGAGTGCGGCATAAATTCAGTTATCACGCACACACAGGGAGACGCGCCGTGAGCGAACCCGAAACCACCGAACTCCAGCTAGCCACCATCGCGCTCAATCATGCGATCGATGCCTTCTGGATGGATAGCGTGCGCGGCCTTGGTCTGACCGGCATGGGCAGTAACCATATGGATGCAATTACCGATGCACAGGCAGCATGCCGCAAGGCGCTTGAAGCAGAAGGAGTGCAAATCAATGTCGAGTCCCGAAACCACCGCCGAATGGCCGCGCATTGAGGCAGCACTTGAGATCGCCCATCGCTACGGCACCATAGATGGTGGCCACCATAAGATGTGGGTCATCGACCAGATGGTGCGCGCACTGACTGGCGATGGCTACACTAATTGGGTCATTGAATATGAGATTGGTGATGATCCAGACGACACCTACGAATGGGATACAGGCATAGCACCATGACCGCCGCTGAACCCGAAACCGACAAGAGCGCCTACATCGCCAAGCTATGGCTAGAGGCCGGTGCGCGACGACGCGAGGCTGCGCGGCTCTCCAAGATCATACCGGAGACGCTGGCCGAAGCGGAGCGGATCGAGGCGCTGGCCAAGGAGCTTGAAGCATCATGGTAGCCGAACAGGATACCTCGCCGCTCGAATTGGATCAGCTAATACGGGCTGCGTTCCGTGCGGGATATGCGGCGGGAAAGGCCGACGCTATCGACCGATGCTGCGTGGAGCGGCTTGGGAAGGAATGGCCCGACCATCGCACGCATAATATCGCGATCAACCTATGCGTGGCCGCTATCCGTGCGCTCTCTGTGCGCCACGCCGTAGAGAGATGGAACAGCCGGGACGAGCCGCACACACAGGGAGACGCGCCGTGAGCGAACCAGAAATCACCGCGGCTGAGATGTCCATCCAGTGTCCAGACTGCGGCATCAACTGGTGGCTCTTTCCGCCAGCCAGAGTGCATGGATCGGAGGGGAAGTTCAGACGCTGCATCGAGTGCAAGCGCATATACAACCAAGAAGGGGTGAATGTCAGCCATGCCGAGTCCTGAAACGACCGCAGACGATGAGCACCCCGAGGAACGCCACCGGCATGGCTGGGAGTAAATTCCACTACGCGCGATAACCGCGCTTACCGCGTGTAGGTGCCGAATAAGGCACGACCAGATCAGGCGTGGTAAACAGATCGGTTGTGCCGGATCGGGCCATAACTGGCCGGATTACCCGCTGAGTGCGTGATATCTGCGGGCATTTACGCATCGGCCACCCGTCTAAACGAACGTTTGCGGACACCCTGTTGGATTGTAAATCACCCTCCCATCACCCGGCGCACCCAGGCTCCCACCCGCAGCCACCAGGGCGGGCGAGGCGGCTTCGGCGCTGGCGGTGGCCGTGGTGGTGGCACCGACAGCGGCGGCTCATGGTTCAGAGGCGCCCGCATCCCTGTCCCGTCGTGCCGCCACCTCGACCAATGCCGCCTCGGCCTTGCCGGCAGCCTCCTGCATGGCATCGCGGAACCAATGCGCTACGAACGCCTGCCGCTCGTAGTCGGTGCGCACTGCGTCGACCTGGGCGTAGGCCCGCAGGAACTCGCGTGCCCAGAGATTAGGGTCGACGCCTACGAGCCGGCGGAACTGCGCGCCGCTCATGGGCTGGTCCTCGGTCATGCCACTCTCCAGCTCTCTGCGGCGTCCGAGCGCTCCGAGCGCTGCCAGGCGCGGGTCCAGGTGTCCACGGGCGGTGCCGGCGGCTTGGCCGGCTGCATCTCGCGCCAGGCCAGCGACAGGTAGCGGAACGCGTCGGCACTATTATGAACCACGGCACCGTTGGCGAGTGAGAAGCACTCAACACCAGGCACCGTGATGTCCCAAACGTCAGAGCGCCAAGGCAGCGGCCTTACGTGCTCGATAATAAGCGGCCTTGCAGTTGCTGTGGCAGAACCGTTGAGTGTGTCCGCTCTGCCTGACCAGCATCTGCGTAACCTTCCCGCAATGCTCACACGGAAGGTCCTCGCGACGCCACTTTGTCCAACTCTTGGTTCGCTTAGCGTGGCGGCTATGCCACAACCGTCCGGCAACTGAGCGATGCCATTCGGCAGCCGCATCCCGCGTGGCTGGGCTGATGTCTGGAACAAGCCCATCAGCACGTCGCTGTGCCAGCGTCCTCGATAAGTGTTCGGCTCCATCCTGGCATTCCAGGTTGGACAGGGCATTGTTGAATGGATCGTTGTCTCGATGGTGGATGTGACAGCGCTTGGGGACAGGACCGAACGCAGCCTGCCAAACATCCCGATGCAACTTTGCGCCACCGCGCGACAGGTATTTCTCACTCGGCCATAGGCGATAGAGACCGCCATCGAAATACTGCGTGAGCGGGTCAAGGACGACTGGATCAGCGTACCCATCGTTAGGTCGCTTGCGGATTTCCACCCGCTCACCGTTAAGAACAAATGATCCGGCGTGCATTTCACCGAATACCCGTCGCTGAACGCCACCTCCACAAGTTGGGCATCTCTCAGCGTTACACGCGGACTCCGATACGCTCTCCAGCCACATGGCGTCAGAACCTCTCCTGTCTGTGGGAGGTCCATTATCCGACACATTCCGTGACGTGTCAGTATATTTGTTTCACCATGGAAGCAGTGTGAGGCCCAGTCGTGTCGGGGCCGGTCGTTGAACACCTTCCGCCGCTCGTCGTAGTCGGTGCGGTAGGCCCGCAGCGCCTCTAGCCCGTGGTGGCACTTGTCTGCATCGAACCAGGCGCTAGCGAGTGTGATGCGCGCGGCATTGATGCTGTCCATCACGTTCTGCGCTGCCAGCACGCGCGGGATGCGTCCGGTCAGGCTGTTGAGCGTCTCCCAGATCGAGCGTCCGGTGCCGAGCTGCCGCGCCTCTGCATCGTGCGGCAGGTAGTCGGTGCCATATCTGTATGGCTTGGCGGCGAGGACAGCGGCGTAGTGCGGCAGACCGTGGCCTGACGCCTCGTAGTGATCGATGACGCGCACCTCGGACAGCGACACCTGGAAGAACCAGACAGCGGTCGAATCCCCTATCCCCAAGTCCCAAGCGGTATGCACTGGCAGCACTGGATCGTATGCTACCTGACCGATGCGACCGGAGCGCTCTGCCTCTTCCAACTCCTTGCCGAAGTATGAGCCGAGAATGGCCGCATCGAATGAACATTCCATCTCGGCTGCGTAGGCTTCAGGCGTCAGCATTTTCCGGATGTCGTCTAGCTCTGCCTCTGGCAAGAGATGCGTCTCACTAGCCCTCAGAACCATAGAGAACCACGCTGGATCAGATCGCGCATACTCATAAATGCGCCAAAACTCATTCCGTCCTCTAGGTGTTCCAATAAACACAGCCCAGCCTTGGCGATCAGCCAAAGCAGGGCGTATCACCTCGGACCATGCTTGCGGCGGCATATCTCCAGCTTCATCTAAGATACATCCATCAAGATATAACCCACGAAGCCGGTCATAAGACTCACAACCATAGAGACGTATTCTCGCACCATTCGGAAAGATCACCGATAGGTCTGATTCACGCTGCTCAACGCCGGGAATGGCTGCCGTGAACTGCTTTAGATAGGAAAACGCATTATCTTTCGCCATCGTATAAGTGGGCGACATAAAAGCGAAACGTGCCGCCGGCCTATCGCACCGCAAGGCAGAGTCTATCAAGTCCATCAGGCAGGCCACCGTTTTGCCGCAGCGTCTATGGGCAACTATGCACGCCCACCGTTGCTTCCTGGAATGGAAAGCGCGGAATTGTGGTCTTGGCTTATAGTCCAGGGATATCCGCCTGCTCTGCAACTGCCTTTCTCCGCGCCCACACCGCCCGCAATTTTGCTCGTGTCTCCGGCGAGCTTTTCACACCCTTCATGCTGCCTCGATATGGCGCGAAGGCTTTGCTCACTCGCTCACGGGCTTCCTGCGTCCAGACCCTCGCCTTGTTCATTGTTGTAGTATAGGCCCTGGGCTTCCCCTTCTGGGCCGCACTTACCTTGGCTCGCCATTCAGCCGACTTCGGCTTGCCTTTATGAAGGACACTAATCTTGGCTCTGGTTTCAGCCGTTGGCGGCGCTCTGCGCTTCTGCCCTCGGCTCATGTTCGCCCGCGTCTCTGGGCTATGTTTATGACCGAGCGAGCTTCCGGCAACTGGCGCTACATTGAACCCTCGCGGTCCGAATGCGCCCAGTGTGTCGATCCAGTGCTGCTCACGTTCACATAGGAGCCGACGATAATCGACGGCAGACATACCCGGTTGTCTGGGAACTACCTCTCGGACTGCGAACACGAAGGCAGCCGCTCCATCTCTCTGCCAAGAGCGGCTGAGTCTGACGGCTGTGTGCTTACCAAGGTTCAGCGCCGACTGGTGATTAGCCCAGCGCAACCTAAATGTGCGTGCGGTTTGCCCGACGTAAATACGTCCGGTCAGGGTATTGGTGATCGTGTAAATGCCGGGAAGCAGCGGCCCCTCATTGGCAGGCCCGTGTTTAGTCTCGATGATATCGTCAACCACTTCGGACAGCTCCACTGTTCGTTTGGCCAGAGACCGTGGGGTGTATCAGCACCCCATGGTCTCGCTTATCGTATCAGATCAGTCGTCGTCCGGTCCATCATCCCTCGGCACGCCTGTCACGACCTCGATGCGCAGCGCGCCGCCACCTTCGCCGGTAACTTGCAGCGGCATTACGCGGCCAACGAGCGACAGGAACGCATTAGGGTTCTCTTCGGCCTGACGCATCAAGTATTCCGTGCCACCGACGCCGGCAAGGGCGCCGACGACCATGGCTTTGACATCACCGGTCAGCTTATTCGGCACACCCTTCGGTCGCCCTTGTCCACTCGTTCTGGTTGCAGGTCGCTGAGACAATTAAGGGCACTTTGCGCTAATGGTATCACACACTGAGACGCATCACGGTTTCTGCCGTTCGACGAGGCAGGATTCGATGATGCGGGAGAGCATGGCGTTGCGTGCCTCGACGTTAGCGTTGAAGGTGTAGACTGCGAACGTAATGAATCCGCAGTTGAGCAAGATAAGCACGATGAACGCAGGCGGGAGTGCTGCGATGAGTTTCTCGCCGAGTGTGGTGAGCGACACGGCTCACAGTCTGCCCATGAGCACAAGCACCACTAAGATCACCAAGATCACGCCGACGATGCCGATGCCGCCGCTGTAGTATCCGCCGTATGGGTGTCCGCCCCAGCCGCCGCGATAGCCGGCGACACCGCCGAACAGCACCAACACGAGCAGCACGACGATGATGACCCAGAGCAAATTCACGACGCTCTCCTCGGGTTAGCTGCGGCTAATTCGGCTCTATCCATGAACTTTAGTTCGAGTTGATCGAGGCCGAGGTTCAGCGCCTGACGCAACACCGCGACGCGGTCGGGACCGGCGTATGTCAGTTCCAGAATACGCGCGCGCTG